ATATATGAACCAAACTATAAGTTATCAATGCGAGTCCTGTAAAAACTCTTTTCCCGATATGCAGCAATACCACTACCACAAGTGCCAGTATGGTCTGCAACAAAGCCAACAGTGGGGTGGACAACCAGCTTACATTCAACCTAGCTACAATTACACAAACGAAGATATTCATAAGCAAATCGAAGACTTACGAACTGAAATCCATATTCAGCACATCGAGATTGTTAAACTTCTTAACAAACTGGTCCAACCCGAATACAAAGAGGAAAGTTAAATGGAAGGCGATCCATGTCCTATATGCAATGGACCTAAAGATGAATTGCATAAATGCATCACTCCCGCTCAAAAAGCTACACGCAAGTTTAATGCCAAACGCACAAAAAACGTTTCAATAGAACGGATGCAACGCCAAGTTAGAACGGTATTGGCAAGGGAAATCGAAAAGCTTATGGAAGATTCGATAAAAAACCCCCTAGAACGAGATAGAGCTGTTAGCTTACGGGGATATATACAACTCCTGAATGAACTCGAAGAGTTAGATAAGATCAAAGCGCTAGAAACAACCAAAGATCGTAAAGATCATAAGGAAAAATAATGATGTTTAAAACTAAAATAAGACTCCCAATTTCCGTAGAAGAATATGACAACTTAACTTCTCGTCTATGCAAAAAGTATAAATTTTCCGATAAAGATCACGTTGCGGCGGTCATTTCCGTGGCAATTAGACATTTGCCTAATGAACAAGCCTATTCAACTCTGGATTACTTGGCTGGCTGCGTTTATAAACAAATGGCAAACCACGTCGCGAATCATAAAGGCGAACTAATCAAGCACACAGTTCAAGTCGATAATTTAATTGCGATGTTTAAACAAGACCCTAACAACCAACAGATCTTAGATGAGCTTCGCAAATACGCCGACAATGGATTTGAATACGCAAAAAACGAACTTGCTAAACTGGAAGGAACCGCAGCGCTCTCACTGGTACCGGCTCAACCTATTGATCCTCCCAGCATTGCGTAGGCAACGTAATACCAATTTGTTAACAAGATGAGTCAATACGACAGCCCTGAATTCAAAGCCCTCCAAAAAGAATGGTATGCAAAGCTAGCCGCGTCCAAAGATAAAGATGGTGAAGTCTTCAAAGATATAGAAGATACCACGAGAATGGATAAGCCATTGAAAGCACACCACAATAATCGTTTTAAATCTATTCCTATTGAAAGCCGATTGGCCACCGAAGCATACTATGAGCAAGCCAGCTCCTTGCTTCGCACCTACAAGTTTGAGAATAGAACCCATAAACGTATCTGGGAATTACACTGCCAAGGGTTATCACGTCGTAAAATAGCTATCAAGATCAAACATTTGACTCCAACGTATGGTCAAGCCCGTGTAGGGGAGATTATTACTGAGATAGCGAGTAGTTTCAAAGCTAAAGGCAGAGGAGAACCATGCAAGTCATAGTAAGAAAGTTTAATCCCCTTACAGATTCAGGACTTATCTATAGTACTTATCCGAAAGGCGTTTATCATGCCTCATATGAGCCCATTAATAAAGCTGATGACTATAAAGTTAAATCAAAATGGTTTAAAGACTTCTACGAGCAGGTTAAGGAGCAATTGCTTCATAGTACAGTCCTAATCGCGTGTACATCAGAGAATACGAACACTATTCTTGGATATGCGATCATTACAGGCAACCAATTAGAATGGATCTACACAAAAGAACTGTTTAGGAACCAAGGCATAGCTAAGCTGTTGTTAAAGCAGCATAAGATAGAAGAATACAAGCACGTAACCAAAGTAGGCCATGCAATCCTACACAAAGAAGGAAAGTTATAATATGAGACCAATAGTTAAAAACTCTGATAGGATTGAAGCGCTGATTGAAGATGGTATTCCCGTTAAGAAGGCTGTATTTCATCAAGCGATCGCCAATGGTTTTAAGGAACCTGAAACTAACTTCTCTTCAGATGATCCTAAGGTCGGTCGGCGCGTGACCATGTATCTGACACCCAATCTGTTGATATGCTTTCAGAATGACCGTTACTTTGCCACACCACTTGCCAATGTCGTATATATGAGTTTCTAAATGAGTAATGCTCTCAAATTAGCTGCCAAACGTAAGAAGCTCGAAGAAAAGCATAAAATCGTTGAGAAGGTCTATCCAGCGTTTGTATTGCAGGAATTCCTATTTGATAGACAGCTAGACTTCGTGTTAGACACTGCCAGATATGCTGTAGCATGTTGTTCTGTTCGATCCGGTAAGACGATTGCTTGCTGTGCCGATTTGATTAATACCGCTAACACAATGCCTGGAACGACATCGATCTACATAACCCTTGCAAGAACAAGTGCGAAAGTTATCTGTTGGCCTGAGCTTAAACGCATTATAAGAGACTACGGTTTCAAGTGTGATCTCAACGAGTCTGACTTAACCATCCACTTTCCTAATGATTCATGGATTCGATTGTATGGCGGTAATGAAGAGTCAGAGATTGAAAAGATCAGAGGCCAATCGAATGTTGCATTGGTCTATCTAGATGAGGTTCAAGCATTTCGTAGTCATATCAAATACTTAGTTGAAGAGATCATTGCTAAGCGTCTATACGATTTGAATGGTCGTTGTAGGATGATAGGAACACCCGGAGCTATTGCTAGTGGTTACTTCAAAGATTGTACTGACTCTCCATTCTGGTCAAAACACGTGTGGAACATGTTTAGTAATCCATGGCTTTTTAAAAAGTCCGGGAAGACCCCACAACAACTTACGGATGCCGATTGCGAACGTAAGGGTTGTACTGCAGATGATCCCTCGATTCAAAGAGAAAATTATGGCAGATGGAAACAAGATCCAGAAGCTCTTCTGTTATCCTATTTAAAAGAGCGCAATGATTATCAACAGTTGCCTACTGGTAAATGGCATTACATCCTTGGTATCGATCTTGGCCAACGCGATTATAACTTCCTCTCAGTCCTTGCTTATTGCGATACTAACCCAACGACTTACTTAGTAGAAGAGCGATTCAAGTCTAACCAGCTTACGGATGAGTTGGCTGATAGTATTAAAGATCTCATGAATACCTATAATTTTACTAAGATGGTTTGCGATGCCGGCGGATTAGGCTTGGCTATTGTGGCTGATCTTAAGGCAAGACATTCATTACCTATTGAAGCTGCTATCAAGACAGAGAAGATGGCTAGCTATGCTATTATGAACTCTGCCCTTCGTCGTGGTATGTTTAAGGCCAAGGCTAGTACTATGTATGCCAATGACTGTAATCTATTGGAAAGAGACGATAAAAAGTCTACCTCTGATAAGATCGTCGTCAAAGGTCACTCAGATGCCGTCGATGCCGCTCTATACGCCTTCAAGCTTAGTCCGGCTTACTATTACACCCCTCCGCCTATCAAACACGGACCTGGCTCTGCAGAGGCTGCAAAGCAGTTTGAGCAGGATGTCATGGAAGCCAATTTTAGCAGACTCGAAAGAGAACGCAAGAAACAGGACGGAACTGAGAGAACTTGGGAGATGGATAATACTGGTACTTGTCCTTGGAATAGATATGAAAATGATTAAAAATGATCGATTTCCGATCGATAATGGCCAATTTGGCATCTATGATGTCCCTACCATACCTTAAAGGCCGACGTACCCCCCGCATTAATCCAGAACCAATCGAAGAGAAATTGGTGCAGGGATCTCAAACAGATCATATCAATGAAAAGTGTCTACAAGAGTTAATGGATGCTTGCGCCAACAAAGATACAAAACTATTCAGACAAGCTCTTGAAAGCTTAATAACCAATATGATGGAATTTTGACGGAGATGACCAAAATGAAGATGACCGAAAGTAAAGAAGCTCCAGAAGCTATATCAAATGACGACGATGCCGTTATGGACCAGGTATGTAAGGAACTTATGCAAGCATTTGAAAGTAAGGACAAAGATAAGCTATTAGAATCATTTCACTATTTGGTAGCGGACTTAATGCGCAAGTTATCATCTAGTGATCAAGATTAATATGAAGACTTGTAAGAAAGGTTTACATCAATACGAACCTGTAAAAGGTAGCCGTAGAGGCTGTCTAGAGTGCCGTAAGGATCGTAAGCCCAACGATCCAATTGCTGCGGCTAAGGCTCAAAAGAAATATAAAGATACTAATAAGATTGTTGTTTTAGCACGCACTCGTAATTGGCAACTGAAAAATAATTTTGGTATCGACTCTAAACAATATGAAGAGATTATGGATAGACAGAATGGTTGTTGTGCTATCTGTAAACGTTCCCAAGAAGAACTTAATAGAAGAATGGCTGTAGATCATAACCACACTACAGGCCAGATCAGAGGTTTACTATGTTCCAATTGTAATACTGGCATAGGTAACCTTAGAGATAATGTAGCTCTACTAGAAGAAGCTATTAAATACTTAAACGAGGTGTCCCATGCTCCCTGACCCAAAAAAAATAAGTGCTCTGATTCGCGAAAAGAAAAAGAAAATGCTGAATGCTGATCCCCAATTGGTCGATACGGATTCCAAGCCCGACATGAATCCGAATGAAGTCTACGACAACAGGATGAACGCTGAGATTCAAACCTCATTGGATAGCCCTGATAAGATCGACGCTCGCGAGAAATCTCTGGCTGTTGATGACAATATGGGCCTCTCTGAAGAAGAGAAGACTCGTATGGCTCGCCTTCGTACTTATATTGACGGTCTTGACTACGACGAAGGGTAAGTCGTGACTGCAAAAGAACTGAAGAAGATTGCTAAGCAGATGAGATCTCTTGGCATTACCCACTTGAAGACTGCTGACTACGAACTTGATATGGCTCCCGAAGCTGTAGTTAAGATCCCTCCTGCACCTAAATTGGAGCCAGTTGAAGAGATTACAGAAGAAGAGCACGAAAAGATCAGACACACTTTAGATAATATTAAAAAAACTTTTTTAGGTAATGACGAGGACCTCATAAACCATCTATTTCCGGTAACTGTTGAAGAGAAAGAAAGTGCGTAATGGCATATGAGATTGAAGAACTAGATGTAAGCACTACTAAGCCTGAAAAGGTTGTAGACACTGCTACTTCTAAGAATAAAAAAATTTCGCCTACAAACTTCTCCTGGTGGTTAGCCGAATCTGATGATGAGTTAGTTGCTCAAGTCTTATCTACTACTGAGTTCCTTAAACGTACTAATGCTAATCGTATTCGGCAAGCCTCTGTCTTTACCCGTCTTTTCTCCGGTAAACCTCTTTATAATTTTGCTTCTTCTAATGCCAGCCTTGACACTTCTTCTCAACTTCCTATCGGTCGTCCCACTGCCAATATAGTCTATTCTTGCACCGATACTTTGGTCAGCATGATTTCCCAGGACAGACCTAAACCTATTTTTCTGACGAATAATGGACACTACAAAGAACGTAAACTTGCCAAAGAAGCTAATGCTTTTATCCAGGGCGAATTATTCCGAACCAAAGCTTACGATCTTGGTGCTTTAATTCTTCGCGATGGTTGTGTGCTAGGTAATGGATTTATAAAAGTTTTTGCTAAAGATAACAAAGTTTGTTTAGAGCGTACTTTAGAAACAGAACTGCTCGTAGATTTTAACGATGGTTATTATAATGATCCTCGTTCTTTGGGTCAGATCAAACTTGTAGATAGAGGTGTAACAGCCGCTCTTAATAAGAAAAAAGCAGACATCATTGCTTCAGCCCTGCAAGGTAACGTTGATTCTACTCCTCGTTCTACTGAGACTACTTCTGATCAGATCATTGTAAGCGAATTCTGGCATCTTCCTTCCTCAGAAGGCGCTAAAGATGGTCGTCATGTCATCGTCTGTTCTGATGGTGTTATCTTAGACGAACCCTGGACCAAACAAAAATATCCATTCGTTAAATTTGGTTATAATCCCAACATCGTTTCCTTCTTCGATCAAGGTCTTGCTGAGATCTTGATGCCTACACAAATGGAGATCTATCGTTGTCTTATCGTAGCCAGTCAAGCGATTGAGTTGATGGGCGTTCCTCGTATCTATATTGATGAACTTTCAAAAATCGTAGAAACTAGTTTTAATAACAGAATCGGCACAATTATCAAGGGTCGTGGTAACGCTCCTGTTTTTATCAATGCCGAGAGTAATACACCCGAATTTTACCAATGGATTCAATGGCTCATTAGTAATGGTTATGACATGTCCGGAATTAGTTCAATGGCTGCCCAAGCTAAAAAAGCTCCTGGACTCAATTCTGGTGAAGCTATCAGGGAAGCCAATGATCTTCAGTCTGCTCGTTTTGCTGCTCTTGAGAAGCGCTATGAAAATATCTTTATTGAACTCACGTATTTAATGATCGATTGTGCTGCAGAAATTGCTGAAGAAACAGGTAGCTATACTACTGTATATCCTGGTAAAGATGGCACTCGCGAAGTTGATTTCAAACATATTTCTAAATTAAAAGATGACTATGTCGTTCAGTGTATGGAAGAATCCGGTCTGTCTAATGACCCTAGTGCTCGTCAAGCTCAGCTCTCTGAGAAACTAGCTGCTGGTGAAATTACCTTACAAGAATTCCGTAGGCTTTCAAACTTCCCAGACCTTGAGCAGTCAGACCAGTTGGCTGCAGCTCTCGAAGAGCGTATCCTTCATGCCCTAGACCAAATTGTAGAACAAGGTGATAAAAACTATGATAGCATTGCTCCAGATAGTTTTATCTTGGACCCATCTGATCTTGCTACTACTCTAAGTGTTAATTATATAAATTTATATTCGACCCTGCAATTAGAAGAAGAAAAGATGCAGGTCTTACGAGACTTCTTCACTCAAATTCAAAACCTGAAACAACAGGCTTTACCTCCCCCAGTTCAAGCTGCTCCTACTCCTCAAACAGGTGGACAGTCGCAAGGTGCCCAAGGATTACCTCCAACCGCGCCACCAGCTCCACCCGTCGGTCCATCAACAGGAGTGAATGTTTGAGTGCTAGACACTTAATCAACTAGAAGAAACTTAACCATAAAGAAGGAAAATAATATGGCATACGAAACAATCCCCCTTGGGTCCAATATAGCCGGTCCTGATCTCCCCAAAGAAATCATGCGTGAAGAGCGTGTGATTGATCACAGAGCAGGAGATAGGCGTATTAAAGCAGCTCAGGAAGCTGTAGCTGCTAAACAGGCTATTGACCCAAAAAGTGGCCAAACAAACACTAGTGCGAACAATGCTAGTTCTGAAGAAACACAGAACTCTACTGCAGAATCAGTCACATTGTCTCCCGCAGCCGCTGCACTTGCGCGTAAAGAAGCCAAGTTTCGTCAGCAACAACAAGAACTTAAGACAAAAGAGTCTCAGTTAGAAGCAGATCGTTTAGAGATTGCCGAACTCAAGGCACTCAAAGCGAAACTTGCTGCTAAAGATTATTCTGGTGTCGAAAGTCTAGTTGATTATGAGGCCTACACTAATTACCTCATTGATAAGGGCTCTGGAACTACTCCTGAACAGGAAGAGATTAAAAAACTCTCTGCAAAATTGGACGGTATGGAAAAAGCTCAACAAGATGATGTAACTAAAAGGTTTGACGCAGCAGTAAACGAGCGAAGAAACGCTATAAAATCATTAGTTGGATCCGATGCTACGTATGCCACGATTAAGGAATTGAAAGCTGAAGAAACTGTAGTTCAGCACATTCTAGACACCTGGGAACACGATAATATCGATCTAACAGTTGAACAAGCATCAAAAGAAGTTGAAGACCTTCTCCAAGAGAAGGCAACCAAATGGGCAAAGTTGAGTAAAGCACAGACTCAAGTAAGCCAAGAGAAGAAAGAACTCCCTCCTCTCAAGTCTGGTGTCAAAACGTTAACAAATAATATGGCTATAACGGGTGAAATAAAAAGACCCCAAAAGTCATTCGAAGGTATGTCAGAAACTGATCGCTATAAAGAAGCGTATAGACGTGCCCAAGAGAAATTAACAAACAAAGGATAATTAAAATATGTCTCAAGCCTCAAGTGCGGTAACTAACGTAGCTACCCTAAAAGAACTCTACTCAGATGACGCCTGGGTGATGAAGTCGTATATTCTAAATCGGAATCCAGCCCTCGCACTCATCGACAAGGACGAGTCCGAATCAGGCATGGGTGGTAAGTATTTCCCTATTCCTGCTCTGGTGAATCCAGGCGGGGGTCGTTCTGCTGCTCTCGGCGCTGCTCAAACCAACTCCACTGCTCCGCAGACGGTTGAATTCCAAGTTACTCGTGTTCAAAACTACAGTAACTTCATTCTGACAGGCGATTTTCTTCGTGCATCTGCTGAAAGCATCGGTGCTTTTATGCCTGCTGCTGAACTTAACGTCAAGAGCGCATTTCAGTCCCTCGGGAACGACTATGCCTTGATGCTGTTTGGTGACGGCTCTGGAAAACGCGGTACATATGGACTGGGTTCTGGTTCGATCACTGGTGGGGTTATCACTCTTGATAGCGCTCAACAGGCTCTTAACTTTACGCCTGGTATGGCTCTTGTTAGTTATAGCGTGGCAGGTCAAACTCCTACTCAGTCTACTGCTGCTGCTACGGGTTATGTGGTTGCTGTGGATACGGGACTCGGTACCGTCACTGTTTCTGCAACGTTTGCAGGCGCTGCTGGCACTCCGGCCAATTGGTCCACTTCATTCCCTTATCTTGCCCAAATTGGCGATGTTAACTTCATCTCCAATGGACTCTCCAGCGCTAATATGCTGAAGATGGCAGGTTTCGGTGCTTGGATTCCTAGTACGGCTCCAGGTGGTTCCGACCTATTTTTCAATGTAAATCGCAGTGTTAGCCCAACTCAGTTGGCTGGCCTTCGTTTTACAGGGTCCAGCGAGTCAATTCAGGATGCATTGATCGATTCTGTCAACACCCTTGCTGCTCAAGGAACTGAAGCCGGTGACCCCGATTTCATCTTCTTGAATCCAGTTAGTTATCAATCGCTCTTGAAGCAATTGACTTCTCAAGGTGTCTATCAGATGATTAAGGCAAAGATTAATGAAGAAGCTTCGATCTCGTTCAAAGCGTTGGTACTCCCAACTGCTAACGGCGAAATCGCTATTCTTCAGGATCGTAACTGTCCCGCCCAGACTGCTTACATTATCACGTTGAAAACTTGGAAACTAAGATTCAATGGGAAAATGGCAATGTTCATCACCTACCCTGGTCTGTTCGATCAAATCGGACTTCCTGTGGCTGGCCAAGATGCTGTGCAAACCGCTGTCGGCGGTTACGGAAATTTGACTTGCAACGCCCCGATCTCTAACGCAACTGTCTCGTTAAGTCAGTAATAAGTCAATAATATAAATAAGTAAAATCATTAGATTTTTTAGGGCTCCTAGCTAAATACTAGGGGCCTTTTTTTATTTAAAGTGGCCAAATTGGCATTAATATAAGACTTGCAATGCCCCGAACATATAGTTTTTGTAGGAGAAATGAAATGGAAACAAAAATGGTTATTTATAAGACTACTAGTAAAACGTCAGGACACAGCTATATAGGTCAAGCTAAGGATTTGGAATCCAGAAAACGTTCACATAAGCATGAAATGAATAGAAGAAAGCATAGCTACCCATTCTATAATGCACTTCGTTTATATGGTTGGGCCGATTTTACTTGGGAAATCTTAGAGGTTTGTACTTCTAGAGAGCACATGGATGAAAGAGAAAAGTTCTATATTAAACTCTTAAATACCTTAGCTCCAAATGGCTATAATTTGGATGTTGGTGGAAATTCTCA